TGACTGGAAACCTATAGACAATATACCACAAGAAGCAAGGTTATTATGCGCAGGGCTTGACTTTGGTTATAGTGTTGATCCCTCAACTATAATAAGATTATACAAATGGAATGATGCTTATATATTTGATGAGGTACTATATCGTAAGGGAATGTTAAATAGAGATTTAAGTTACTTCATAAAACAAAACAATATACAAGAACACATATACGCAGATAGTGCAGAGCCTAAGTCAATACAAGAGTTAAGAAACTATGGACATAGAATATTTCCAGTTACAAAAGGTAAAGATTCAATAGTCTATGGTATTAACCTAATTAACCAAAATGAAATCTATGTAACTTCTAAGTCTAAGAATCTTATTAAAGAACTACAAGGCTATATTTGGGACAAAGACAAAGAGGGTAACAATCTACAAAAACCTACAGGCTTACATCCTGATTGTATTGATGCAGCTAGATACGCACTAATGATGCAGCTTAGAAACCCAAATAGAGGTAACTATGCAATACAATAAGTGTTAAAATTATGTTAAAGAAATGTTAAAGTTTATAGTGTTCTTCTCTGTTGGATAAAAATAATTAAAAAAAGTTCTTAACAATAGTTGAAAAACTAAAATATAGTTGTATATTAGCTATATAATTAAAAACAAAACAAAATGGAAAGACAAAGATTATCAAACGTATTAAACGAATTAATTGAGTTACAATGGACTTGTAAAGGAATGTTAAATGATAAAACATCTAAAAGAGAGGTTTATGACGAAATGATAAAGCAAGTATCAAATTTAATAGAAAAGAATTATCAAGAAAACAATCCTGTACATAAACCATTATCACACTAACAACTAAAACAAAATAACCCTTACGAAAGTAGGGGTTTTTTTATGCTCTAAAACTTTTTATTTCTACGTTATATAAGTATGAGAAAACAAGTTATAGTACCTGATTCCCTAAACGAAATTACACTAGAACAATATCAGAAGTATTTAAAGATACAAGATAAAAATGAAGATGATACATTCTTAGCTATTAAGATGATTGAAATATTTTGTGGTATTAAAACAGATTTAATTATGAAAATGAAAGCATCTAGCATTAGAGACATTACCGATGTACTTACTGAAATGTTTGAACAAAAACCAAACTTAGTAAGAGAATTTAAAATGAATGGTATTGATTATGGCTTTATACCAGATTTAGAAAATATGACATTTGGAGAGTATGTTGATCTTGATACTTTTATAGGGGACTATGAAAATATGCACAGAGCAATGGGTGTTTTATATCGTCCAATTACTCAAAGATATAGAGGCAAATATTTAATAGATGAGTACACAGGAGATAACTCTGAAAAGATGAAAGATATGCCAATGGATGCTGTACTTAGTTCGATACTTTTTTTTTATCATTTAGGGATGGAGTTATCGAAAACTATGCTGAATTATTTACAGTTGGAGGAGAACAAGGATTTACTGCAGCAGCTACCTTCGGAAAAAAATGGGGATGGTATCAATCAATTTTCGGACTCGCTCAGGGGGATATTACAAGATTTAAAAATATCACTAAACTAAATATACACGAGTGTTTATACGCTTTAAGTTTTATGAAAGAGAAATCAGAGCTTGAAGCAAAACAAATTAAAAGTAAAATGAAACGATGATAGAAATATTAGAACACTTATTCGGATTATGTGGAGAGCCACACTTAAATATATTTATGTTAATGATTTTAGTAGCTCTACCATTAACATATACACAAATAAGAAAAAAAAGAAAAATAAATGAGTAATCAAGGAGTAAGAGGATATTATCAAATTACACAAACTATTAAAGATCAGTTATTAGCTGATGAGAATGTTAACACAGTAACAACAGGCGATATAACAGAAATAGATTTATCTAAACAAACAATATTCCCTTTAAGCCATATTATTATAAATAACGTTACAATACAAGAACAAGTATTAAACTTTAACATAAGTGTATTAGCAATGGACTTAGTAAACCTCAGCAAAGAAGAAACAACAGACATATTTAGAGGCAACAATAACGAGCAAGATGTTATTAATACTCAATTAGCTGTAGTCAATAAACTAGTAGGCGCATTAAGACAAGGAACTATACATTTAGATTTATACCAACTAGATGGAGATGCAGCTTGTGAGTTTTTTTATGAAAGATTTGAAAATGAGATGGCAGGAGTAACCTGCACTTTTAATGTATTTGTAGCAAATGATATAAACCTATGCGACTAGACGACACTAATAAAATATTGAACAAGTTTGCTAAGTATGTTGTACAACAAGCAAAGAGCAATCTTACACGAGAGAAAAAGAATGTTACTAAAGAGCTTTACAATAGTATTGATTATAGAATAAACCAATATAAAGATAGTATTGACTTGTTGTTTAGTATGGAGGATTATGGTGCATTTCAAGACTTAGGAGTAAGTGGTACTAAGACTAAATACAATACGCCTTATAAGTACACAAATAAGATGCCTCCTCCCTCAGCATTTAGTCAATGGGTAGTACGAAAAGGATTAGAAGGCACTAGAGATAAATCTGGAAAGTTTGTTAAAAGAAAGTCTTTACAATATGCAGTAGCAAGAGGTATATTTTTACACGGGATAAAACCCAGCTTTTTTTTTACTAAGCCTTTTCAAAGAGCGTTTAAATATCTACCAGATGAATTAAGGGATGCTTTTGTTTTTGATATTGAACAAGACGAAAAGTTTTTCCCAGAAAATATGAATAAGAATTAATTATGGCAAATATATTTTTAAGAAGTCCTTACTTTCTAACTATAACCACAGGCTCACACTTGTCTGCTAAGTTAGAGTTGACAGTTGATGGAACACTACGATACACACTAATAAAAAACGCTACATCAAACAGAACTGTATTTGAAATAGCAACATTAGCAAAGGATTATTGGAATGAGCATAATGATACATTAGACACCGTTGCTATGAGCAGTACTTGGTATGCCTATGATGCTGTTGATGGTGGAGGTAGTCAATTAGCAACAGCTACAGTTACTGATACTGGTTTTTATGGTTATTCTTTTTTTACTGGTGGTGCAAATCAAATTATTGATCCTAATGACTATGAATTAACAAATACAGGTGGAAGCCAAATTATTTACTTACCAGACAACACAGCAAGTTTTGCTTGGGATATGAACTCAGGTACTGCAACCAAAGCTACAATAAGCACCTCAGCAACAAGCGTAGCAGCAGCTTCTGGAAACTATACTTGGACTATTGAAAGAATATGTAGCGCAAAGTATACACCAATACAAGCAAGATTTATAAATAGGAATGGAGTACCTCAAGATCATTTTTTCTTTTTAAAATCAGTAGAGAATGTAAAAACAAAATCAGATAATTTCAAAAGAAATATATTTAACTATTCATCGTCGACATATCAAGCTAAAGAACACCAACAACAAACCTTTAATAAAAACGGTTTAAAAGCCTATACATTAAATACTAATTATATGATTGAGGCTTATAATGATGTTATGCAAGATTTACTATTAAGTGAGTATGTTTGGATTTATTTAAACTCTGTCTGGAAACCTGTTACAGTTACAAAAAGTTCTTTATTAAAAAAGACATCAGTAAACGACAGACTAATACAATATACAATAGAAGTACAAGAAGCTAACGACATTATAAACAACGTAGTCTAATGAAGCGTGAACTACAACTATATATATCGGGTACTAGAGTTGATTTATTTAAAGACGAAACTGTAAGCCTTACAGATTCTATAAAGAATGTTAGAGATATTGCAAAAGTATTTACAACATTTACTAAATCATTTACATTACCTGCTTCACCAACAAACAACAAACTATTTCAACACTACTACAACTTTGATATAATAAATGGTTATGATGGTAGAATTAAAAGAGATGCAAAGATAGAGATAAATCAAGCCCCTTATAAAACTGGTAAAATAAAACTTGAGGGAGTAGAACTAAAAAGCGAACAACCTTATGCTTATAGGGTTACATTCTTTGGTAACACAGTAGATTTAAAAGATATATTCAAAGAGGACAAACTCAAAGATTTAAGTTTTGTTGAGGTAAAAGCATCAGGAACAGCAACAAGTACAGTAGCAAACGAATTAAGAGATACCTCTGCTACATTTAACAATATTACAACAGGCGTTTCAGAAGGAGATAGGGTTTACAATAATACAGCAGGTAGTTTAGCTTACGCAACTATAACAAGCGTTGATAGTGCAACACAATTAACCCTTGATGCGGATATTATGGTTAGTGGAAATACTTATCAAGTTTTATTAAGTCCATTTTGGAATGAAACAGCGATTAAAGAAAAAATGGCTTTACAAACTATATCTGTGCCTAAAAACAGTTTAGTTACTCCACTTATAACAGCAGCTAGACGCCCAATATATGATGCAACTGGAACACTTAATTCAGAAACAACAGTAAACCTAGAATATGATGCATCAGAAAATAAAGGATTAGAATATACAGATTTAAAATTTGCATTAAGAGTACACGAAATAATTAAAGCAATAGAAAACACATATACAACACCTGCTTATGCAACTGCTATAGAATTTACAACAGATTTTTTTAATACTACAAATCAAGATTATCATAATTTGTTTTTATGGTTATCAAGAAAATCAGGAGAAGTTTCAACAACGACAGGAGCAGGTTTGTATCAGTTTTTCGCTTCGGGTTTTACAGGTGGAGTTGCAGCACCAGGCCCTGATCCAACTGAAACAGGTTTTTTTGCATTAGATACAGGCGTTGATTTATCTGGTACTGTAACCGCCTTACAAATAGTTATAACACCTAATGCTGCTAACTCTTCTGTTTTTTCTGTTACTATATCGACTAATGGTTCAGATGTATTTACTGTTACTAGTAGTTCAGCTACCTCAACAGTAACAATAACACAGTCTGATTTAGGTTGTACAAGTTGTACGGGTTTATATAGAGTTTTAATTAGTGCAGATGGTTTAGTTAAATTAGACAATGTAGTGTTTACAGTAAGTGGTAGCTTTACTTATGACGACACTAGTAATACACAACAGACAGCAACCTATACAAGTCAAACTGCTTCATCAGGAGCATTTGAAAGCCCAGCAATTTCAACTTTTGACGTAGCAGATCAGATGCCAGACATTAAGGTTATGGATTTTCTTTCTGGACTTTTTAAAATGTTTAACTTAATAGCATTTGTAAATAGCTCAGGAAAAATAGAAGTAAGAACACTAGACAATTCTGATACTGCTTCTTATTATCATACTAACAATACAACAGAATACGATATAACAAAATATGTAGATATAGAAACAAAACAAGTTGATGTTGCTTTACCATATAAAGAAATAGAATTTAAATATGAAGGTTTAGAATCTTTTTTAGCAGAAAATCACAATCAGTTGTTTAACGAAGAGTGGGGATCATTAAATTACAATCAAAACACAAACACCTATAGATTAGACGGGACAACCTATAAAATAGAATTACCATTTGCGCATTTTAAATATGAAAGGTTTCCTACTACAGATATTCAGGTAGGTTGGAGTGCAAACAAAGAACAAAACGCATTTTTATCAAAACCTTTGTTATTCTATCCAATAAGAGAAATTACATCTACAGCTAATGGTGTTTCTTTTAAAGGCTCATCGTCTCCTACTTCTATTACTACTTTTAACATATCGTCTAACAGTAGATTTATAAGTGCCTCAAGCGGAGAGCAGAATATAAACTTTGGAGCTATGATAAACGAATTTGAAGCAATAAGTTTTAATGGAACTT